GGCAAGTTTACATCTTGTTTCGGATCGTGATACCATCCACCCCTACGTCGAAAAGCATCGTAATTAGGTATTCCATAAATCGCCCCTAATTCTTGACCAATTTTATCAATATCATCCTTTGAAAAGTAACGTGGATTTGCCATCATTGCTTCGCAGAAAGGTCTACTTGTTCCACCTTTAACTAATGCAGGCGCATCGGGTCTTAAAACGTATCTATAACGGATATAAAGTTCTTCAAAACTTGGTACTACTTTTCTTGCGCCTGATCTTGTTAAACTTATCTTGCCTTCGCTGTCCAAATCAATCAAACCTTCATCCCCTAATGCTGTCAAACTTTCAATGATTGAGGTCTTATCTGTCTTTAAAATCTTAGTTAAATCTTCAATCGTTATATTAGGTGTTTTCTGAATTAAATCTAATACCCCATTATCTTGTTTGCTCAATGCGAATTGCTGCGTGCTAAACATGAATTTCTTATGTTTTATGCTTACAAAATTCTCAATAGGCTCACCATACTTTGAGAATATACTAAAGTCCAAATCATCATCTGCTATTTCATCGTGTTCACACTTTGAGAATTGCGCTGTTGTATCTGTTGGTAGAACTGCATCGGCTGATAATGGTGGCTTATTAACTATACCTCTAATCTCATCTTGACTTAATGATGATAATACCTTATTTGCAACAAGTGGACTTAATGAATTTAAGGCATCGCTAATAGTTGAGTTAACATTAGTTTGAATGTCTAATGGTTTGCGACCTATAATTTCCCTCATTTCATCCTTAGTTAAAATAGTCATTAAAGTTTGCTCGCTAAAACTTGGCATGATTGGTTCTAATGCTTTTATTTTTAGCTTTCCTTTTACTGGTGCAAATAGATTATATATTTCTTCTTGTACTCTTTGTTTTGGATTAACGTAAGTATTTGCGAATAGATTGTAAGCACTCACTAATTCATTTGCATTATTTCCTAAGCCTGCATTTTCTCTTATTCCAAATAAAAGTGGAGATGTAATTTTATGCCCGGTAAATATTTCTTGTTGAATCGTGTCGTTTAATGCTTCGTACTTCTTATCAAAATCTCCTGCTGCTAAGTCTAATATTTCAGGTACTCTTTGAGGATCATCTACGAAATCAATTACTATACTCCCTGCATTGTCAGTTGGTGTGAACTTAGCTTTTAACTTGCGTTCTGTTGACTTCATTTCTTCATCTGATGGTACACCATTCTTGAACACAATCATTTTAGACCCCTTGAAACTATTTTGAATTTCGGCTCTATGAAAATTTGCTATTTCAGCATCAGTAATAATTGCAGGAATTGCACCAATATACTCGGGTAATGTATAAGTATTGATGTTAGGTCTATACGATTTGTAATAATAGATACTTTCACTTGGTAACTTTTTTAAACTTGGGTCGAATGGTGGCAAGGTCTTATATTCATCTTCTTTGATGTTAGTATTTTCGCCACCTTCGCTATTTAACCATTTATCGCTAATATAAAATTCGCTGTTATCTTCTGTGCTTCGAACATCACAATAATTAACGTGATAAATTTCTGAAATCCCACCCTTTTTGTCGCTAACTATTTTAAGATAACAACCTCCAAAAATCTCATTATCTAAATCGGTTTTATTTAATAAGTCTTTTAATGTTTCGTATGGATTTGGATTGTCTATAAATGCTTTTAATGCAACTACCTCTTCGCCTTGCATACCTAATTCATCAAACATCCAACCTTGACCTGTTATGTATTGCTGCTTGCTTGTTAATATTGCGTTATGCTTTGCGCTTCTATTGAATAAAGTTAATAAAAAGTTTGGGTAGTTATTATTCTCTCCATACTTAACATACTTTAATTTTTGCGAAGACTTAGGCTCAACAAATGCAGGTACTTTGTCATTCGTAAATTTAAGCACCATTACACTTGGATTATATTCTTTTTTATCTGTCATTTATTGTGGTGTGTAAACGTAAGTAGTTGAATCTGCTGGATTATATTCTGTGTTATTTTGAGCAGTTGGTTTAAGCCATAATAATCCTGTTTCTAATTGCCCTAATAAGTAATTTAAAGCATCTTCTGCCTTAGTTAATGAATTGTATTGAGCCAATGTTAAGGTCGTTTCCATTACAACATAAGTATAAAATCCACTATAAGGCAAATATATGTGATTATCTAATCCTTTTGCAGTATTATCTGAATCAAAAAACATATCAAATTCATTATATCTTTCAGAATATGTGCTTAAATCATTAGATATTACGCTATATGATATATCATTAGTAACTTGATTTGTGCATTCAATCAAATAATAATTACTACTACCTACTTTATTTTCAGTTAAAGTAAGTATTACATTGTATTCTCCGTATTCTACTCTTATCACTACCTATATATATAAGTGTTTGAAAATTTTGCTAAAAAAAAACCACCCCAATAAATGAAGTGGTTTTAAGTTTCTAAAAAAAATAAGTAATTAAGATTGTAATGCTGCGATAATACTTGAACTAACTTCATTTGCTAATGCTTTCTCCATTCCTGTAAAGGTCAAGATATAACCATTAAACTCATTCATTGCTGCTCCACTTGCTGCACTACCTGCGGTCACTTCAACACCATTCTCTTTTCCGAACAAAAAGTATTGACCCGATTTAGTTTCTACAATAACTGAACATCTGTTTGCAATCAAAGTCTGTAATTGAAATTGAGTTACATAGGCTAACTTAGTAAAATTAGTGTTTATGGTTTGCTCAAATGCAACCGTACCCAATGCGGCATCTGCCATAATGTTTTGAGTGAAATCGTTTTTGGCTCTTGGTAACAAAGCATATTTATAAAACTTTGTTCCACCTGTCTTAGTGATTGCTGTCACAAATCCACTTGCATTCTCTGTCACCGCTGTAACATTTGCAAGCTCTGTGATGTAAATATTTTTGATACCTCCAACTGCGTCTTTGCAGTCTAAGGCGTATGAACTAACTATTGCACATGCCATATTTTGTTTTCTCCTTTTAAGTTTAAAAAGGGGGCTTTTAACCCCCTTAAATTATAATGTGAATCTTACTACCTCTGTTGGTTGTGAAATTTGAGTTCCTAATTTGAACTTCATTCTCATAAATACCGAATCGTAATCTTGAGAGTACCACATTTTCATTTCATCTTCTTCGCTTTCTAAGTCACAACCTAAGAACATATTTGAAGTTCTTAAAGCGTATGCCTTATTAGTTCCATTCAATCCCGGTACTGGTACAATCTTTACGTTTGTTCCCATTAAGTAATACTCGCCTGTTGCATCTGTGTTAATATAATTATTTACATTGAATGCTGCACTTGAATTAACTAATGCACTTTGGTACAATCTTGAGAAGTCTTGACCTACGAATATTCTTAAATCTTCTTTGTCTAAAATTGCAGCAGGTATAGCTTGGTAAATACCCTGCATTACTGATATAATGTTTGATACTGTTACCGCTGTTACAGGTGTCATAAATGCTGATGCGTTTGCATCAATCTTGCCTGTTGATGCTCTGATAACTTCAATCAAACCATCAAATTTGTTTGTGTAATCAACTGCAGTTCCATTCAATACTGATTGCCATAATGCGATTTCTACTTTCTCACCTTGTGAACCTAAAATAAAGTTTACAAATGCTTCGTCAATTCCACCTGGTAATGATTCATAGTTTGAACCTGGTGATAATAAAAGCTGTGTGTACTTAGCCTCAAGCGTAGCTATACACCATGACTTTTCAATTTTTACTTTACCTACGGTTAAGTTTCTTGCAGAGATTGTAGTATCTCCCGATGCTGATAAAAGTCCACAAGTTCCACCTGCACCCCAATAAAAATCATCGGTTAATGAAGGTACTTGAATTGCTGATTTTACACCTGTTAATTTCTGCATATAACTTGCAGTCTTTGGTGTGAAGAAAGACTTAATAATGAGCATCTGCTCATTGGTCTTTACATAATTGTCTAATGTTCCTACTGAAAATGCCATAATTTTTTTTATTTATTTATTTTGTGATTTTTTAAATTCCATGAATAAGTCAATCGCTGATTTAGCAGGCTTGTCTTTTTTGAATAATAAGTTTTTTGGTGCTGGTGTGCTAACACTTGGCTCGGTTGCAATCTCTCCAACTAATTCAACTACTTTGCTGAACTTGCTTTCAACATCTACCTTTGAATCTGCAATTACTTTGCTTAATTCTGCAAATGAATTTTCTAATGCTTCAACTCTACCAATTACACCGCTAAATTGTTCGATGTGCTTAGTGAAAATTTGCTCAAATTCGCTTGACATTTCTTCGGGCTTCTTTCCATCTTCAACTTTCTTTTCGATTTTGGTAACTAAACCGCCAACAGTTGTTACTAATGTGTAATCCTCTAATGTGTGTGTCGCATCAGGTGCTGGTGTCATATTGCCTGATTCATCAACCACCATAATCGCTGCGCCTTCTTTCAATTCGCCTTCCCACGATATGATAGTTCCATCTTCTAATTTTGCTTGTTGTGCTGCCATCTCTTTGCTAAACAACATTGTTAATTTTGTTAATGCTTCTTTCGGTGTCATGTTCTTTTTATTATTAAATATTAATTTGTTTTTACGTTGCTTTTTTAGTCTTCAATTTGCTTAATGATGTCAATAGCTTGCTCAATAATAGATAGTGGCTTAGCATCAATCTTAGTAGTCTTAAATACACCTTCAACACTAAATCCTTTAAACTCGCCTGTCTTTATAAAGTCATTCCATATTTCTTCATTGTCTACTTTATAGCTACCAAACCAACTGCCATCAGTTAGCTTTAATCCATCTGGTGCATTTATTCCTCGCTTGCTATCTATAATAAATGATTCAATCATATACACTCCTTCAATCATCTTATTTGGATCGTGCATTTCATTAACCGATTTCGTATTGTTATTTTTAAAGAACTTGTTTCGGATATTATAGATGTCTTCCGCTGTGAATAATCCGTAATATTCGCCTTGTTCATCTTTGCGATAGATTGGTAAATTTGAGACCATTAGAGGCCCCGAGACTATCCTTTTTTCTTTATTAGATGAGAACTTACTCATCTTTTTTTTATCCCATTTGCTATAACAAATCGCTGCTGCTTGTTCTTGTTCGTAACCATTGCCCACCTCAACTGCTATACATCTGCTAATAAATTCATCTTCGCTTTCATTATCTTTTGGCTCAATTACAAACTCATCATTATAAGTTCCACACTTGCACATATAAGGGTCTTCTCCACCATCTTTAACATCCCATGAATGTCCGCAATTCTTACATACGATAATATTAACTTGTGAGTTGAACGCTTGCCAATTCATCTCTATTGCAGGATTATCAACTAATGCAACTGCGGTAACTCCTGCATCATCATCTTCACCAACTACAAATCTATATATCGGTATTCTTTTATCTATTGCCATACTCTTTTAAATATTAAATTATTGAATAGTTGCTTTGCTTTGAATTCGTGCAACTTTGTTTTGTGAGTTCGTTATATCGCTTTCCACTACGAATACTTTTTGTGGTTCTACTTTTGCAGGTGTTTGACTTAGTTGCCCTGTTGAGAATCCTGTTGGTCGCATTGCAGGTGCTGCAGGCATACTTGGCATTGAAGGAGTGCCGCCACCACCGCCACCTCCTTGATTTGGTATAGGTGTATCAATAATATTTTTAACTGCTGCAAACCCTGCAATACCTGTTATTATTGCTTGTGCTATTGCATAGCCTGGTATTGGAACTCCTGCAAATGCTCCTAATGTTTTGGCTATTGCTGTATACGTTGAAATCGTTGCCGCTGCTATTGCTACCACTTTCCCTTCGGCTGTATTCTTACCTAACAAATCACTTGCTTGACTTAACACTCCTGCATAGGCATCTAACTCCGCAATTTTAGCATCATTCTCTGCTTTTGCGATTGCTATTTTTGCGTCTTTTGCTTGCTCGTCAGATAATACACCAAGTTCATTTAATTTTTTTAATGCTTCATACCTTTCTTCTGCGGTTTTTGTTGTGTCTTTTGCAACCTCTTGATTTAATTTCTTTTCATCTTCAATATCTAATAATTTTTGTTCGTAATTATATTGTCTATTATCTTCTACTTGTTTGTCATATTCCTTTTGTCTTGCTAACTTTTTCTTTTCTTCTTGCTTAGTTAAATTTTCATAAAATTCAAAATCAGATTTAGCCTCTTCTTTTTTCTTTTTAGCTTCCTCTTCTCTCTTTTTTTGGTCTTCTTTTGCTTTATTTGCTAAGTCTTTTTGATGACCTGCAATTAATACCTTTTCTTCTTGCTGTATTTTTTTTAATTCTTCTTCATTGTCCTTTGCTGCCTTTTGTTTTAGCTTATTGAGTGCTAATTCCTCCTTGTATGTATCTTTGCCTGCTGCTTTGTTTACTTCAAGTTCGTTTTCCTTTTCTTTAATTAAATTTTTTAGTCTTTCCTCTGCTGCTGCTTGTCTATTCGCTTCACGACCTTTCTCTGCACCTTTCTCATAATTACCAATTACATCATAACCTTTTTTTATTTCTTCAACTGCACCTGCAAAATCGCCTTGTATTGCTTTCCCAATAGTTTTGAAAGGCATCAATATTGCATTCTTAATAACCTCACCTGTACCATAAGCAATCTCACGAAGTTTGTCAAATATTGAACCTATGTTATTGAATATAGGGAAACTTTCTTTGACTGCTTTCGATAGTGATTCCCAATTAGCAACTAATAAACCAACTGCCACAACTATTAGCCCAATACCTGTTGCACCTATTGCACCTTTAATACCTTTTAGCGCATCAATCCCAACACTTTTTAAGTTCTTGAAGGCATCACCCATCCCCAATAATCCATTTAATCCTGTGGCTAATGCTATTGCTCCTTGCGTTTGTGCAATTACTTTGTTTAATTCTTTACTTTCAGAACCCATTAAAGCCATTGCGCCTTGCATTGCTGCAAATCCATTTGCTGCTATTCCTACCACATCGCCTAATGCTTTAAATTTGGCTTCAGGATTGAATGCACCTATCGTGTTTTTTACATCTCCAATTTTATCCTTTAATGCACCTGCTTTTTTAGCTGCTTGTATAAATGCTTCACTACCTTCCTCAAGGTTTGCAAGTTCATTTGTTACTTGTCTTAACTCTGCTTTTAAACTCTTTACCGAGTTAGTCGAATTACCGAGTTCGACCTCTGTTTTTAATACTATTTTCTCTTCTGCCATGACTTATAAATGATACCAATTTGTTCCATCTGAATAAAATATGATTCCTGTTTTGCTCCCTACGTTGTGCGAATCTACTGCGGTATAAACTCTAATATTACCATTATGGTTATTGTAAATTTTAATCTCTATTGATTTGTTATTATCGTAATCAAATGAAGCATTAGCAGGTGGTAAATACACATCTTTATCTACTTTGATAAATTGAGATTTAGGCTCAATCCTATAACCTGTTATTCCCATTGCGCTTCCTACTTCAATGCTGAAATTCTCTCTTTGATTTATTACATCAATCCTATTTGGTGTTTGACTGATTATCGGTGTGTACCTCTCGCCTGTTATAGTTTGAGAACCACCATTGATTAATACTTGATCTGCTAATGGAACATTGATATTCTTTAATTTTAAGAACTGACATCTTGCAGGCTCGTTGCTATTCAAGTCTGTTTCAACTTTGTATAACCTATAATATTGTCGGTCTATTTTATAAAGGTTTCTGAATGATAAGTTTTGTAATTCAACATTATTAAAGTACATATAACATTCTATTATCTTGCTGTCCTTATCTGTTATCTCTTTGATATTTTTCTCCCAATATCGTTTATAAAGGTTGTTTATAGTAATCGGTGTTTGACCTCCAATAGTGTAGTAAATTTCTTGCGATGTTGCCCAATTCAAATCATAGTTAGGATTTGCAGGGTCATCAATATGACCTGCATAACCATAGCTTGAATATGGTGTGTTTGTTGGAGGTGTTCCATTTGAGTTAATAGTCAAAGGACTGCCTGTATACTTTAAACCTCCATAATATAATATTCTCGGTTTCGCTGTTTTGTTTACCCTGCCATTAATTGAATTTTGGTCTTTCCACCATACTATTTGAGGAATTATCCTATCAGTTGTAGGCTTTGCTAATGGTGTAGGTGCAAATGGTAATTCAATCTTTTTTGTCTCTACTAAAAAATCATTCGCTACTTCTAACCTCTTAAATCCATGATTATAATTATACTTGTCTGTGTAATCTTTGTTCCAATAATCATCATCCATTGCATAGCTAAATTCAAGTTGCTTGAAGTCTAATGCGCCCATAGGTTTTTGGATGAAGTCTTTGCTTACATCTAAGTTGTTGGTTATGTCTACTACATTGTCATTGTAGTAAATATCTCGAGGCTCAATCGCTAACAACCTGTCATCAAGTTGATTCGGCTCAATATAGAGATTGAACATTTTAATCAATGCAGTAAGAAAGTCTTTTGCCTTTAATTCAGGTAGTGCGCTTGTCGGATTAACATAAGAAAATTCAGATAGTTCAGGTTTCGGTATGTCGTAAAATTCTGTTCCTGTTTTTATGATAATATTTAAGTCGCTTGGATTATAAAAAGCAGTTCCAGTAGGAGTCAAAATAAAAACTTTTGTAATTTGCCATTTAACAATAATTTCTTCCCCAACATAAAGTAACCTATTATCTGTTTGAAATACACAACTTAAATCTTGACTTCTATTATTCAAATCCATTTTTACTAATTGAGAAGTACCACCAGGATTTAATAGTCTGCCACTTGTATTTTCAATATAAACATTCATGGCAAAACCAATATAACTTGCAAATGGTAAAGTAATACTACTATTCAACTCAATATTGAAAAATAACTTTAAAACAAAATTATAAGTCCCACCTTCATTAGTTGGTACTACCCATGATGAATGGTCAACTGCTACGCCTGCAGGGTCTGTATCTTGCTTAGTGCGATTGAAGATTAATTTAACAGCATTATTAGTTGCCGCTCCTAAATTGTTATCGCTTGTTCTATCTACTACAAAAGTCTTATCTATTACTTGACTTGCTGTTAATTTTGGAACTCCACTTGCAGGTATTATTAACCTCTTAAAGTCTGTTGAATTTAAAAAGTTATTTGATTGGATTGTACTTTCGTATCTATACCCATGTGTTTTTAAAATCTTGTCTAAAATAGTCTTTACATAAATTGCAGGGTAGAGTTGGTCTACATTATAAGTCTGTTGTTTGTTATTATCAAATCCATAATCAATCAAAGGGTAAACATAACCCCTACCTAATTGGAATAAAGCAGTTACACCATTGATGATAATTGAAGTATTGATTGAGTTTCGTACGTTAGTTTCATTCCATAAGTGAGTGTATTCGCTGAAATCGTAATCTGTTAATAACCTATCCCCGACATCTTGAAACAAGTTAGCCACACGACCATAAACCACTAATTCATAAGTAATGTTCTGCTCATCAAGTATGTTTATAGAAGTCATTTGCAAATAGCCTCTTAGCTGCGGTATGCCTTCACGATATAAAATACAATTAGCTTTCTTGCGTGGGTCAAAGTCTACATAAAAGTTAGCATTGTCCCCATTCAATATTGAGTGATTGACATCAAATATATTTGTGAAGATAGAATTATTGTTTGCTGTTCCCGGTATGTTGATTGTCTTAGTATAGTCTGACTTTCTTTGTTCAGGTTCGGTCAATTCAATTATAGACTTAGTTAGTTCAATAGGCTCATTGTCGAATAAGTCCACATTGAAATACTTACTATCTGCGTATATTTTTAGTTCTGTTTTCTGCATTATAAACTTTGACTATAACGATTATATGAGTATTCAATATCTAACTGCAAGTTGTGGATTTTGCGACCATTCAAGTATTCTTGTATGAGGTATGATGAGTTGGTTATATTAACTGAAACAAAGTTATCTGCTCCTCTTTCTAAGTAGACAATCGGACTTGTAAGCAAACCTTGAAACCAATCAGCCATTTCATCACTTATCCAATCTGAATTAATCTGTAACTTGTCTATTATGGTTGTGTTGTAGTTAGTCTTTAGCCTATCACTCTTTGAGTACCCGATTGACATCATTTTCTTAAACTGCTTGCGTTCAATATCCATTGCTTTAATGGATTGCTTTGTGAAGTTATAGCTATCCCATCCCCCTAAGTTATTTAACCAATGCAATCGTATTGTATCGAACTTAGAACACTTTGCGACTATCTCAATGGTTATGGTTTTAACTGCTACATTAGAACCATTAGCAAGTGTTATTGTATGCGTGCCTATGGTTTGATAAATTGCATTAAGTCCAAGTAAGTTTTTTATATTTACGTTATATAAGAACTCACCACTTACTTTATTTGGTACAATATAGTCAAGTGAATAACCATCGACATATAAAAACCTTATCAAATTACTTGGGTCGTAAAAACTCAATCTCAATTCTTGACCTTGTTCGATTGTTATTCTTTCGGGTATATTAGTTAAGAAACCAAATCCGCTTACATCATAATTATTCCAAACATTAGTGTTGAACTGCTCAAATCCAAATATCGAATTAACTGCGGTGTTGCTTCCACTTGTCGGGAATCTTTTAAGGTTATCATAAATTGTAGGCACTCCACTAACATCATATAACTCCCCATATTGAACATAATATTTTACCCTACTATTTAAGTTAGGTTCACAATATATATAAGAACCATTCACATTAAAGAAATCATTTTTAACATAGTTCTTCAATATCGGACTTGTATCTATCAAACAAGTATTTACACTTGGCTGTTTTGGTATTGCAATTCGACTTACTGCGTTAGTAATTCCACTCACATATACATCCGCTAAAAAGTTAAAGTTCGTTTGACCTGCTTGCGTTGAACTCACATTGAATGCCATTTGATTAAATGCACTCACTACGCTGTTTGGATTTGATATGATGTTAATTGCCATTGATTGATATTTTTATATTCTTTGCCATTGCCTTTCCTAATGCCGCTGCTAAACTTGCTGCAAGTTGTTTTGTCCTCTGTGGGTTGTCTGCTTTGCTTATAAAATTCATCGGTTTGATACCACCTATTTTAGTTGCGACTGCCAAACCTTGTGCAGCCTTTGCGATTAAATCCATTTTAGCGGTTTTCTTTTTAGTTTCTTTATTTGTCTTATAAAGACTTTTTCTTTTGCCACCTATCTTCGCTGTCTTCATTCCTGTCCTTGCGATGTAATCCTTAAACGATTCAATCATTGCCTTTGATGTTCCTAAGTTCTTAAAACTATAAGGGCTGCTTGGTGCTTTGCCTTTATTCCTAACTCCTTTAACTCCCTTGTCTACAAAGTCAGCATAATACTCGGTACTAATTGTGTTTACTTGAAACTTAGTTGCACTTATCCTAACTGGCATATTACTCATACTTGCTGCTAATGTACTTGCTTGCCCTGTTCGTGCCTTTGATTTAATCTGTTTAGACATTAGCTTTATACCTTCCTCACAATGCTGCATAACAATAGCCTCAATGATATTCTCACTTGCTTTTGTATAGTCTTTGATTGACTCTCCAAACTTTGCTCCTATTGCTGCTGCTGCTGCCTTGTCCATATTTCCTTATCGTGTTCGCTTTTGTCTTTATAAAATGTCATTGTGTTTAAGAACTCAATTACATTCATCTTAAAAAAGTAATCCCATTTAGTACGATCATCTTTGCATATATCGTTTATGCTTGCAATCCATCCCCACTTTGTTCTAAAAGTTTGAATTTCTCCATCAGTTCCTTCGTGTTCTCCATCGCCTGGTTCGCTTCCGATTCCAAAAAGGTTAGGATATTTCGCCCCAATGCCTCGTAATATTTGCAAAAAAAAAGCATGATAGGATATGCAGTTGATATTTTTATCTCATTGTAGAATAGGTCTGCAACCTCTTTGTGGTTATCGCCTTTGTAGCCTAACTCCTTTCCATACCAATTACGTTCCACACATACTGATGCTAAGATATTATGGATGTTACTTAATATCTTTTCAGGCTCTTTGCAAAAATGACTTACATCGATAAATTGTTCGCTTGTTAATTCTTGCTCTTTCCATTTAACGATAAATCGCCTGCCACCTACTTTGAATTTTAACTTAATCTTTTCATCCGCTTGCAGGTTCTCAATCTTGTCAAGTCCTTTTAGTGCATCAATCATATCGCCAATGGGCATACTTTCGATTTCATCAACTGATACCCCACTAATTTCACTCAATATCAAAACCTTTCTATGCAAAGGGTCTTGTTCTAATTCGCTAATTAGTTTAATCTTTAAAAACTGCTTAATCGTTAACTGGTTGTAATTGCCTATCATTATTTATAAATATAAGTTTAAATTGAAATTGTTGAATATTTGCCACTTGGTCGGTTATTTAATTTTAAGAGTGCTACATATCTCATAGGGTCAATGCAATGGTTTAGACTATCTATTGGTTTGCCTGTTAGTTTGCCCTCATTATCTTTCTCCCATGTGTAACCCCTTAATTCTTTGATTAAATTAGTGGAGTTCTTAGTTACTTGTATCTCATATCGTTTGAGTATGTCAATTCCTATCTTTATTGAATCTGCACCTTTAACCGCAGGTCGTACATTGAAACCTTGTAACCTTAACTCTTCTATTGACTTAGGCTCGGCACTATCACAAATCAATTCCTTGCGCCCAAATTGGATTGATTTCAGAAAGTTACCTAAGTCGTTATTTGTCATATTTGTTCGGTATAGTAATTCATCAATGATTAGTTTGCCTTCATACTTGTAAATTGCTACAAGTGTGCTTGGGTCATTCGTGAAACCAAAGTCCATTCCATGCCCTACAAGTTCGGCTCTTTCCGGGATGGTGTCAATCTGCTTCCATTGGTCAAAGATGACATCTTGCAGGCTTCCGATTTGCCCAAGTCCATAAACGTTATACCAATTAGCCCAATAGGTCGAAGTCTTTGCCCTTTCCTTTGCCTTTTCAATTTCATTAATGATTGATTGATCAAGTGCTTCGTTATCTTTATAGGTTAAGGTTATTAGTTGGCTGTCCTTATCATGCAGCAATTCAGTATCAACCCAAAACTCTGCAACTGGATTATAGTCTAAGTAGATGAATTTCTTTGTCCTTATTGATAACTGATAATAGCTTTCAAAGTCTATATTATTGCACTCATTGATGAATAGAATATCACGCCTTGCACCCCTTAACTTGTTTGGGCTGTCTGCGCTAAAAAATTCGATGTAGCTTCCATTATTGAATGTGTAAATTAGACTTGACTTGTTATACTTGCTGTCATCCCAAAATCCGACCATTGTCATTATCTTGATAAAGTCACGAATAGCACCCCTGCGAAGATGTGGTATTGTTTCACTCACTATGCTTATTTCACTATTAGCGTGCTTTATAGCGAAGTCAATTAAGAAAGGTATAATAGAGAATGTCTTGGAAGCACTCGTGCCACCTCTGACTATTCTAATGCGTTTATTCAGTGAAGCAATCTTATCTTGTGCAGTTGTTTTTTGTAGCATATTTTAAAATCAAAATGCGATTTGCCCACCGAGAAGACAAGCGGTTTTACTCACTTTCTTCATTTTTGACATTAATATCTAATCCGTTAAAAATTGGTCGCTCAATATTGATGTTTTTATTTTCGGTTTTAGTTGATGCAATACGATGGTATTCCTCTTCAGTTCC